AGGAAGATACCGTTGGAAGATTGGTTCGTTAATCATGTAACGAGTTTGACCTTCCAGACTGCTAGGATTGCATCCATACTTAGCACAGAAACTACCAAGAGCTTTATAACGTCCAATAGAAGTCCACTGAATAAGACCAAATCCTCCAGAAGTACATTCAGTATAAGACACCCTGGCACCACCTTCACAGATGTTAGCGATGAACTTACTCTCTTGCTTGATGTTTCCCATCAGTGTAGCAAGAGCATTGACATCAGTAATGTTCGTCCTCTCTTGAAGTTGTGAGAGAACATACTGCTCTGCCGGACTGCAGTCTTCACACTTCCAAGTAGGTTCATAGTGTATCACAGGAATTTCCTGTTGAAGATCTTCCACTAAAGGAGGGAGGATGGTAGACGGAAGAAGGAAGGTCAGACCAGCAGCAATAATTGATGTTGAGATCATTCGTTTCATTACAACAATCTGTAGTTTACCATCTATGTAGGGGGTTGTCAAGCGCCAATAAATAAGTATACTACATGCATCACAGCAGGTTCCCATGAGATTTAACGCAACAGACATGCACCGTCTCCACACCGCATGTAAGGTATACCAAGAACAAACCGGTTCTGAATGGATGTGGGATCAGTATGAAAATCTCATCGAAAAAATTCATTTTTATGCAGAAGAATACTGTCCAGATGCGTCATCAAATGCTGACAATTTATGAGTAGAAAGACTTAGAAATAACATAGATAGTGTAAATGAAAAAAGATTATGTGAGTAGAGAAGAATGCCAGGAGATGATCGATGATGCCATACGAAAACACAATCGTAATGCTGGAATTATCAGTATGTGTGTTGGTTGGGTTGTTCTCTCACTTTTTGCTGAGGGTCTTCTTCGACTTATCGGAGTAATTCCCCCACTGTTCCCAAGTTTAAATTTAACTCTGTAAATGAAATGAAAGTTGGTATTATTGGTTTAGGTAGAATGGGCGAGGGAATGTCTCGCCGTATGATTAAAGCAGGGCATGAAGTTTGGGGTTATAGAAATAACTACGAGAAAGCATGTGAACAATATGAAGCAGGATATGTAAGTGGTGTCACTACTTCATTACAAAGTCTTGTCCATGCAGTTAAATCTGACAGTAAGCAATACACCAGTGCTGGTAATATTCCTGGTGTCTTCCAACTTGTTATCCCCGCAGAATTAGTAGAGGAAACTATCGATGAGTTATTACCATTACTTAGTGATGGAGATATTATTATTGATCATGGCAATTCCAATTTTAAGGATTCAAGGAGGAGAGCACTCCGCCTTGAGAAACTGGGTGTCCAGTATATTGACTGTGGTACTTCTGGTGGTGTTTATGGTTTGGACCGTGGATACTGTCTTATGGTTGGTGGTAGAAGCCGTGCGGTCGATGTATGCCGCCCTATCTTCGATGCCCTCTCTCCGGGAATTGATTCTGCCGAACGCACCGGGCATGGTGAATATGTAATGTATCCTGAAGAATTTGGTTGGATGTATTGTGGTGATCCTGGTGCAGGACACTTTGTAAAGATGGTTCATAATGGTATTGAGTATGGAATCATGCAAGCATATGCCGAAGGATTTAATATTATCAATGAAGCAAACACAGGTTCTCAATATGTCAAAGAAGGAGACGCTGAGGTTGCGCCTATGGCAGACCCTGAATCCTATTGCTATGAGATTGACGTTGCTAGGGTGGCTGAGTGTTGGCGTCGTGGTAGCGTTGTTGGTAGTTGGTTACTGGACCTTACTGCCGAGGTACTACGAAATGACCCAGAACTTAGTCAGTTTGATGGTGGGGTTAGTGATAGTGGTGAGGGACGTTGGACTGTTCATGCTGCTGTGGACCTTGGGGTTCCTGCTCCTGTCCTTAGTGCTGCATTATTTGAGCGGTTCAACTCTAGAAGATTAGGAACCTTTGCTAACAAAGTTCTTAATGGAATGCGTTTTATGTTTGGTGGTCATCATGTTAGGTAATGTCTTACTTTGGATCTCAATACCATGGGTATGTACCACCATTTATTTCGGGTACAGAAAAGGTGAAAATAACTATTACGAAACCGACGCCTACACAGGAAATGGAACAGCGCATTAGAATGAGATACGCATTTGCGATGTCAGCGTTCGGAAGAATGTTTGAACCCCGTGGTATCTCACATCAAATGAGATCATTCTGCTATGAGTGGGCTCAAAATATTACTGAACTTCCTCCATACGAGGATTTATATAAAGTCGATCGATATTTCTTAGAACTATGGAAATTGAAATCGCAGCAATAATTATATTGTTCTCGTCATTCGGTCTTTTCTTGTTCATACTGTCATTATTTTAACCTAATGAATGTATTTCTAACCGCAACACTATTGTTTGCTACATTACTAGTATCAATTATATGTGCTCTCGACAGCGCATACATAACACAAACAACTTTTTACTCATGAAAATCTTTTTAGACACCGCTGACCTCGATGAGATCAAGAAGGCAGCAAGAACCGGTTTAATTGATGGGGTCACTACAAATCCCACACTAATTAAAAGAAGCGGTAGGGCGCTGCCTGATGTCGCTAAGGAATTAACTGATAGGTATCCCCAGTTTGAAAGTGTATCGTGTGAAGTAGTTGCTGAGACTGCTGATGAAATGATTAAACAAGCTCAACAGTTTATTCTGTTGGGAAGTAAAGCGATCACTATCAAACTACCATGTACTGTAGAAGGTTTGATTGCATGTAAAGCACTCTCAGTGCTTGGTGTCAAAACTAATGTGACCTTAGTATTCTCTGTAGCACAAGCAATCCTGGCAGCAAAGTCAGGTGCTACTTATATCTCACCTTTCGTAGGTCGCTGTAATGATAACTCATTCAGTGGTGTAGAACTTGTTCGTGCTATCAGTGGAACCTATTGTTCTCAGGGTGTAAGAACTCAAATTCTTGCAGCATCATTGAGAGATGTTCATCATGTGTCACGTTGTTTTGCTTACGGTGCAAGTGTTATTACAATGCCACCTAAAGTATTTTGGGCAATGTATAATCATGTTCTCACTCGCGAAGGGTTAGATCAATTCCAAAAAGACTGGGATGCTGTAAGCGGTTCATAAATATAATTGGCAGCATTGGGAACCATTCGCTAGAGATCATAATGAATCCTGTAATTTTAATTGCGTGTTTTACACCGCTAGTTATTATTTTCATAGTAATAAAACTTGCAGTATGGGTGTCTGCTGTTAATTCAGAAAACTCTTATGTCGGAAAAGAACCTTTACGAAAACGAGGACCATTCTTGGACAATCCATATGCGGATGTTGACGAGGAGGAAGAGGAATTTACAGATCGCACAGACTATAGATGATGCTCTCTATCAATACTATGTTGTAGAACAAGGAAAACCTGTCCCAAATTGGAGGTATGCAAAGGATGCCGATTGGTGGGTTAATTATCTTAAAACCCTAGGCATAGACCCACGCAACCCATGAACAACGAACCAGACTATACAGTAAATTTAACTATAGAAGATATACGTCTATTACATCACTGTGTAATAAAAAGAATAGAACGTTGGGAAGGTTTCCCTGCTCGACCTGCCGAAGAACAAGAACATTTATGGTTTCTTAGAGATTCCATGTATAGAATGATGTTAGATTACCGATTCAACCAACCATGAAATTTGATCTTAATATGGAGGATTATACAATCATCCTCAACGCATTACACTACTATAAAAAAGTAGAAAAGAAAGGAAACTTTAAACAATATAACGAAGACCACGTAAATAAGTTAAGAGACAAGATGGCATATCAATTAATACCTTCTAGAGAAAGTGGTAATAGATTATGATGAGTGGAATATTTGTATTTGGATTTGTGATACTACTCACTGTGGGAATGGAACTTACTTGGTCTGTTAAGAAATGAATTTATTATTACGACCTCTTGACTATCCAAGCGATCCTGTATGGTCAGTAATTATTCTGACATTCCTTGCTGCGGCATTAGCATTAGGGTATATCGTATACATAATAGGTATAGCATCTGAGGAGATGAAAGATGGCAGGACTGACACCACCAAGCAGGAAGAGTTGCTACAACTTCCGAGTGACGGAGATCAATCGTGTTCTTGATGGCGATACTATCGATGTCACTATTGACCTCGGGTTTGATTTATACAAGAAAGAAAGAGTTAGAATTGCAGGTGTTGATACGCCGGAGAAAAGGACGAGGAATTTAGAGGAGAAAGCACTTGGAATCGACGCAACCGAATGGCTCAAAGCAAAACTCGAAGGCACTTTGGCTGGTGATGATGAGTTGTCTGTTAGGACTGAACTTGTTGGTGGCACTGGGAAATACGGCCGTCTTCTGGGTTGGCTTTACATTGGGGACGACAGTGTGTCCCTTAACGAGCAAATGATTACTGAAGGATATGCTCATCCCTATGATGGTGGCACCAAGGATATGAACCTTGAAGCACTTCGTGAAATTAGAAGAGCACATGGCACGTTGGTAGATTGATTGTTTAATATGATACAATTTCAATATTTTCAAAAACGTTATACTAAATAAGTATACATACCTCTTTGGTAAATCATATGAAAAGGTTCTTACCCTTCATAATGTTACTGATGACCGCTCCTGCAGCAAATGCAGGTGCTCTTACGCATAAAATATCTTCAAGTGTTCAACTAACCGTTGATGCTGCTGCCACTAACGTCACAAGACTAGGAAATTCCTACTCTATTAGTGGGACAAATGTTGGCACCTCTGATGGAACAACTGCTGGTATGCTCTCAACTGGAGCAATTAGCAGTGGACTCTATACACCTGGTGCGATTTCAGCAAATCAACTTTCGGCAACTAACGGAGAAGCATTCTCTTTTAGCACTGCTTTCACACAGGGTGATGCAATCCCAACTTCCGCACCTACTGTTGGTGCTGTAGCAAACTTTGGCAACATTACATCTACTGCTGCTGGTTCTGCTGGAAGTCTAGCTGGTACTATTGGAACTAATGGTGCTCTCACAATAACGGCTGGTGGTGCTGGTACAAATGCTACTGGACAGTTCGTGAGTGAGCTCACGATTCTACACTAAATAATGGAGGTCAAAAATCATGACTTCTGGAAAGACAATCATATATACTGTGATGTCTGCGGTGGGAGTAAGTCTTATTCCTGCCGCTGCCCTGTCCGTGCCGGTCGTCCCGAACTTCAGCCAGGGCTCCATGACGAGTCACACAGAGACAACATCAAAGGTGACTGAAACTATAAACTCTATAGATTATGCAACAGGATGGCAATATTCAGTATCGGGAACAAACGTGAACAACGGGGGGCAATCCCTCAGTCCGAACCCAACGACAAACTCAGTGATAGTGAATCCATTAGGAGGAACAGAGGGGCAAGTAACAAGCGCCAACTCTGGTCTAAATTTAAATGGACAGAGCTTTACAATCGCAGAACCAGGAGCAGCGTTCCAGTTCACTCAGACCTACATGGGACCGGGTGTAACAAATCAAACTGTGATCCAAAGAACAACAGAGGTTACCAGCGTAACCGACACAACCTCAATTTTCACGCAGTAAATGGAACAAAGAAATCCATTGCTGGTATTATGTTGCTTTGCATCATATCTCCTGGTATTGCTCGCGCTGCGGACGTGGGTGGTGTAAGTGCAACAGCAAACCCCATCGCAAACTCATCAGGCTCAGTAACCAACCAAGCTATTCAGGTGTTACAAGGTCCATATATCACTAACCAATATGGTGGTGGTATCGCATGTCAAGGACCGACTGCTAACATCACACCATTCATCACTCATGCTCGTAATGAGAAGGATCCATTTGAGACCTACTATTATGAACCACAGTATGATAATAGAGACTTTGAAGGTCAGATGGTAGAAACCCAAAAGGTAGTAAAGAACTGGCCATGGGAATCACATTATGATGATAGAACTTATACCAATTCAGAAGGCGAAGAAGTTCGTGCCTATGAAGATGGTGCAGACATGTCTATCACTACCATGGAAATGATGGGTGATGGTGTGCCTGATAATCCTGGATCTAAACTATGGGACAAACCAGTAAGAACTGGTGATACTAGAAACTATAGCACCAGTATTGGATTGTCAGCAACGATTTCTTTTCCACTTGATGGTGGGTTACAAGAACGATGTAAGACAGCAGCAGATACTCAAATTCAAATGCAGCAACAAATGATTGCTAATAAGAGATTAGATTTTGAGATAGCTCGTTTGAAGAATTGTGGACAGCTAATGCAACAAGGAATTTCTTTTCATCCTAGGAGTCCTTACTTTAAAGTGTGTGCTGATGTGGTAGTACAAAATGTTAATACTATTAAGCAGCATCGTCACATTATCCCTTCGGTTTCAGTGCCGACCGTAAGATCTTTATCGCCCGGTTCCGATCCCGTTGTGCCGCCTTCCTCTCAGCAGCAGACAGTACCGGGGGAGTCTTACCCCTTAAGGTCGCAATCTTCTTTATTACCTTCTTCACAGTCGGTTTCACAACCTTTAACAAAAGGTCAGCAAGAGGCTTTGCAAGCAGTGCAGAGGTCGTCGCTACCACAGCAATTGAGGCGGTAACAGTTATCATACCTGCTGATGGTATGCTCTGTATAATCTGATCAGGTATATTTAAATTTTCAAATACGGGGAGACATTCTTTTCCTACTGTCTCATACCCAGTAATCTTTTTATTACCCTCTAGGATCTTTCCTACGGGGTTTTTTAATTCTTGTGCTCTACTTGGACACTCTGCTATTGCAGCATCAGTTCTAGGTGGTGCTGGTGCAGCAGGAGTCTCTGGTGCTTCTGGAGTGTTTGGGATGACTGGTATAGGTGGAGAAGACTCTGTTGTTATCTTTAACCTACGTGGATCATAATCTATTGGATTGAAACTAGGTGTTCCTGCATCACAGAATATTTGGACGCCATCTCTATCTTCATCTTTTAGAGTTTGGTTCTCACTACTATCCCTATGCGACTCAACACATCCAGGCATATTAATAATAGGAATACCCACCTGTGAAGTCACGGGTGGGTATATTGGAATTGCCTGTGGAGGATTACTCATCCAATCAGGCATTACATTAATATTCACATCACGAATATCACCAATACGAATATTATTATTCGGAATATTAAGGTTAGGTATGTCCATCAGCAATCATTAAATACACTACCAACTGTAGAACCAAGTGTAGATCCTGCTTTCTGTCCTAGGAGCAATGCCCATCCACCTGCCAACCAACCCACGTAGGGGACGCTAGCAAGGGCAGGAACAGCAATACCAGCAGCAAGAGCACTACCTGCCATTGCACCTTGACTCCGTGCGCCAGCGTCCGCCACGATACACTCTACTTCTTTTGCAGACTTTCCCTCGCTGTCTAAAGCACCTCCCATATTACGAGTGCCTTCCATAGTGAACTGATCAGTACGATACTCACGACGGTTTTCATATTTCTTACCGCCAAAGAAACCACTTTGATTTTTCTGAAATTCTAAGGATCTATCAGACTGTAGAATTTTAGGATCGTTTGCACGATACTCAATTTCATATCCATCCTTACCTGCTTTAATAGTATAGGATG